CAGCCTTCGCGTAATTTTGCGGACAGGTTGCGCGGGTCCGCTTGTCCCAAGCTGGCTATGCGTATCCAGCGGTACGCCCAACCCGGCATCTCGTCCGGCTTGGGTAATAATTCGGGGGGCAGCCACTTCTCGGGACGCTTGTGCGCGTCGCGTTTGTCCATCACTCTAGTCTCAGCCATTAGCTTTCTCCAATTTTACTACTTCCATTGCATACTGTTCGGGGGTTAGCCCCAGCTTCTTGGCAATCGCCAGTTGACTGGTCTTGAGCACGACTTTTTTAGAGGCTGTGCTGCGTCTGACGGGAGCCACGACGCTTCGACTTCGCTCAGCGCGAGCGCTTACGTCGGCTTCGTCATCGCTTGCGCCGAGCGGAGCCGAGGCGTCACCTTCCGGGTCTTTCCATTCCTCCGGGAAGCGCTGTTTAACCTCTTTAGTGATTTCCTCAAAGTAGGCTTTTGAACCTACAAAGTTGGGCCCGCGGGTCTCCGCCAACTCTTCATGAACGGCGAGCGCGTATTTGGCCATCTTCTTTTTGGAAGGGTCGACGTACCAGGGGTTCTCTTCAACCCATTGGGCGACGTTCGGGTCGACCGCGGGTTTGGCTTCGGGCAGCGTGTACTCGGACTCGGTGCTCGCCATAGTAGGCTTGAATTCCGACGCTTTGTCAAGTTTGGCGCTGGCTTTTATCAGCTCTTGCTGGGCGTCGACAATCTCGTCGGTGGTGCCGGCATCATAGGCCTCTTTATAACGGCGCTTGGCTTTGTCGACTTCAAGCTCCGCGGCCGACTTATAGGTGGTCAGAAGTTCTTCTTCACCGGTCTTGAGCAGGGCTTTCAGGCGCTTGTTCTCGTCGAGGATTTTCTGAGCGAGGCTCAGGGCCTCGTTCTGCTCGCGCTGCGCCTGCTCTTTCAGACGGCGCTCATCATGGACGGTCTTCTTAAATTGGAGGAACTTGTTGCGAACAGCCTTGCTATATTCAGGGTCTTCAGGGAGCGTTTCCAACGCATCCGCCATTTCCTTAGGCAGGGGCTCTACCCCCCTATCTTCAAGCGGGACATCGGACTCCTCTTCAATTTCTATGTCGGCGTCGAGTTCTTCGTTTTCTAGCTCATCAGGAAACCGAAATGCCATTAGTGTTCTCCTCTTGGGAAATAAGTGCCGATTAGTTTACTATGGTTCCACTTTGCCGGAACGACCTGAATGTTGGTGTGTTCATGCGTACCGCCTTTTGATATTGGGATAATGTGATCTATATGCCATTTAACCCCCGTCAGCTCATTGCGTTGTCTGGTAAGCTGCCGAGCCTCCTGAAGCACGAATAAATCATACGCTTTTCGGTATTTATCATGAGACTGCTTACACGCATCGCAGGCCTTTACCCTACGTAAAAAAGACTGCGGGTCTTTAGCATACGCCCGCGCTCTTCCTTCTTGTAGTGCTGCTATATTCTCTGCCCGATATTTTCTATAGTACTCCCGCTTCGCTTCGACATTTTCCGCATACTGCTGCCTTCTTTTAGTTTTACAGGCTTCAGACAAATACCATTTTTTTATGCTTACTTTACCTTTATCCGTTGCGTGATACCTTGCCGATACTGCTTTGTATTTATCAGACGCATGGTACTTTACTAAAACAGCCCTTCTATTAGGGTTATTGTGTTGATACTCTAATTTACACACCTTACAGCAGCCTTGGAGCCCGTCTTTTGTTTTGTTTATTCGTTTCTCTTCTTTGCATTTTGGGCAAGTTTTCATCTTTTATTACCTGGGTGAGGTTATTGTGTTCTATGCGCTCATTTAATAACTTCATGCGCGCCGTTTGTGTCGCCGCGTCTTGATAGTCTTTCAGTAATTTGCGGGACTTGTCGTCGCGCTCGAGTATGGGTGTGACCATTAGCGTCTTCGTATCCCTCTTGGATCGAGTGTTACTGCAAGCACGGAGTCATCGGTCAGGATACAGAAGTCTTTGCCATGGATATTAAGGCGCATGCCCGTATAGCTGCGGACAATAATAAAGTCACCCTTAGCACACCACGGCCCGGTCGGGAACTTAACCGGGTCCTGATAAGCGTCAGGGCCTAAATCAACGACAAATAACACCATCGTTAGTATGCTTTCATTGGCTATCGTAGTGTCCGGCTTGATGAGCTCGGAATTGTCGAATTTCTCGACGATCTCCGGCACCGCGCACAGGATATGGTAGCCGGTGGGCTTGGGCAGTTGTGAGGCCAACTTGGCCTCTGATAAGTCAGTCATGCTTTATCCTGCTTTTGGCAATGTTAAAATAGGCTTCGTTTACTTCAATGCCGACAAAGGAGAAGCCCTCCAGTACGGCAGCTTTGCCGGTTGACCCTGAGCCCATGAACGGGTCAAGGACAATGCCGTTGGGTTGCGTGACCAAGCGGCATAAGTAGCGCATTAGTTCGGTAGGCTTCATGGTGGGGTTATTGCTGCCCTCGCGGTCTTTCTTACTCGCTTTGGCGCAGTAAAAGAAGCGTGCTGCGCTACCCGTGTCACCACGTTTACTAGCTGGGATACGACCGTACTCACCGTAACAGTGGGTGTTCTCATCGCCTGTCCTCGAAGGTTCCGTACCTTTTACATCCCCTTGTTGGCCTTTAGAATCAGGAAATAACGCCCGCACTTCATCGCTGCCATCGTGAATAAAATTGGCTGGCCAGCGGCCTAATGCTTCCGCTTTAGCCGTCCTTTCCTTGGATTCTTTCGCCATGTTTGCAAGATAGGCTTCGTCATTCATATAAGGGCGGTTCCAATTGTCGTCAGTAGCTTTACAAGAGCCTGTTGACCTGCCACCATTTAATGAATCTTCAGTCGCTACCCTACAGCCATCAATATTAAGTGCGCCCGTGCCATATTTTAGCACATTAGCCGCCACGGTCTTTTCTGATATCGGCTTACGGGCAACGGTTATCGGTTCGATGCTTGGCTTTAGAGCTGTCCCCCAGCCGTCCCATTGCTTGCTATCCATTACCTTACCGACATTCTGCGACTTCGGAAAGCCAGAGCCATAATTCCAAGTTATCATATCCCTGATTTCAAAGCCGGCGTCCTCGATACGACACGCCATGCGATGCTGTGTGCGCGTGCCCGCAAAGGCCAATAAGTGGCCCCCGGGCTTAAGCACGCGTAAGCATTGCTCCCATATCGCTTGGCTGGGGACATCGTGATCCCAGTGCTTGTTCATAAATTTTAAGCCATACGGCGGGTCGGTGACTATGCTATCCATACAGTTATCCGGCAGTTGTGCCAGTAGCAGTAAACAGTCGCCGTTCTTTATATGGACACTCATGCGTCATCGTCGTCCTCATCCCCCCGCGCGAGGGTCTGCAGTAAGTGTAACAATTGTCGAAAGGCGTCGATTTTACCAACGATATGCCGGTACTCCGCCCAGTCTTTGATAGCGCCTCTACTCAAGGTGTCGGCGTAGACACTCATGCGCTCTTTGATGTGCTGTTCTAATTTAGTTAGCGCGCATCCCTCACGCGTCTGCTGCGCATACTTGCTCGGGAAGGTCTCGTGGTCCATTGCTTAGTTCTTTCCCTTGGCGCTTGAGCGGCTCTTGGCGGCCAGTTTGGCTTGTTCTAACTGCTGCTCCAGAGTCATCTCGTGCAGCCTGACCTCATGGGTCTGGCCGGAGTGATGTTTATGTAAGTCGGTCGCGCGCTTGTTATGGCTGTCCTGCGCCTTGGCGTCGAGCTCGAGCTTCTTGGTATGGATGTTGGCTGCGAGTGTCGCACCCGCCGCCTCGCCCTGCTCTTGAAGTTTGGCGCCTTGCAGTTGCAGGCCGGCTTGCTTGATCTGAATGTCGGCGTCGTCTTTCTTGGCCTTGCGTTGCAGGTCTTGGGCTTTGAGCTGCAGCTCTTGTTGCTGGAGCTGAATCACCGGGTCTTGCGCTTTGGCTTGATTAGCTTGATTCTGCTGCTCTTGGCTGTGTTGCTGGAGTAATTGGGTGCTGGCTTGGGCAGCCCATTTAGAAACTTGTAGCTCGATATCAGCAGGTATGCCAATTTGCTCATCTTCATCCTCCGGAGACCCATAAGAGGGCAATTGTTGTCCCGCAGCCTGCTCGATCTGCTTGCGGTACTCATAGCCCAAATGCTCGGCGATATGCGCGCTGAGGGTCGCCTCGAGCGCCTGCAGCGCTTGGGGGTTATTGCCATAGGCGCCTTGCAGGACCTGCATGACCTTGGGGTCGTGCATGGCGGCCATGTGCACTATGATGTGACTCTCGTGGTCCTGATAGAGGAACGCTTTGACCGGCTTACCCTTGAGAATGTCCTGGTTCTCGGTGACCGGGTCGCGGGGTTTACTGTCGCCGGGCATGGGTATTAACTTTTGGTAGTCCTTGATGCCGAGGACTTCTAACATCTGCCGGTGTAGTAAAGGCAGGTCATACAACTGCGGGGCGCCTTGCGCCAGTTGTAACACCGCCTGGTACTGGACGACCCGTTGGGCGAGCGTGGCGGCGTTGGGGTCGCTGACCGGGATGACGGCAATCTGCTTGTAGTCACTGCGCTTGGCACTGCGGCCGCCTTCTTCCGGCTCGTAGCTGTAAGACTGCGGCGTGTAGTCTCTGATAATATCACGCAGGAGCTGGAGCTCGCGCTTCATTGAGTAATGGATGCGGGCTTGTATCGCCGACATCATCTTCAAGGTCCGCTCCAAGACCGCCAAGGTGGTGCCGACCGGGCTGTTGGAGCTCATGTCGGAGACGGCGAGGTCGGCGCTGCCTGCGAACTTGCGGCCTTCCTCTACTATCGCTTGCAAAAGCTGAAATAAGGTCTGGCTGGGCTCTTTGTAGGGCAGCGGCATGAAGTTATCACGCAATGTACCGGACGGTACGTCGACGTCGCGCCACTCGCCGGGGCCGATCGGGGTATCGTCGCCTTTGACGCGCAGGCCGTTGGCTTTGAAGCCGCCGGGTAAATTAGATAGCGTACCGGCGTCGACTAATTGTCTAATTAAGCTGGTGCCGGACTTGGCGAAGGAGCCTATGAGGTTGACTAAGCCTAAGTTATAGAAGCCGAACGCCGGGATGTAGCCGTAGTGGACGAAGTGGTTGCGGCGGATTTGTTTGCTATCGTCCGGGTCCCAGTTACGGCGGATGGCCAGGATAGTAGTCGTGCCTTTCTCAATGGTGACAATATAGGGCAGCTCGATGCCGGTGGGGTGACCCTTTTTGTCTTTATGCGGGAAATCATCCAGGTCCAGATTGACCTGCATCTCCAGAAGCTTAAAGCGGTCATCCTGGGTGGCGCGGAAGCCCAAGCGCTCGGCGACCTGCTTCTCGATATCGTCCAGGGTATTGGACGGTTCTCCCAGGGGGACGTCGCGGTAGAAGCCTTCGTAAATCAATTTATTGACGTCATTTTTGGACTTGCGCATGACGTGGGTGATGCGCTCGGCGGACTCTAAAGAGGCGGCGCCGTAGGGGACGACTACGTCGTCTGCCGACACGAACATGGAGACTTGGCGGCCTAAATTTATATCGTAATAACATTTCTTAAACGCATTCCCCGCAACCGCCAGCGAGAAGAGTAATTTCTCATGTTCACTGCGGTATTCCACCATGACGTCTACGAGTTGGGTATTCATATCGTCTTGTACGCGCTGTGCTGATTCTTTAAGCGCCTGCGTCTCTTTACCGATTATCTTGGTTTTACAAGGGCCCATGGCAGGAAAGGTACTTTGCATAACCTCAGCCTGAAACTTTACTACTGCCTCGACCAAAAGGGGTGAGGTGACCGAGCAGCAACCAGCCCACGGTTCTGTTTTCTCATCCAAACGCCCCACACCTAACAGCTCAATACCGTCTACATAATTCTGTAACCAATCCCGACGCGACATTTCATCATCTTCGTAATCTGCGATAAGTTCACCCGCTATCTTGGTGAGCTCCGCATCGGAGATGTCTTCGGCCAAATTAGCCCCAAAGTCGTCGTCCTCAGGTTCGGGCGTGATGTCGATACCATTAATCTTGACGGCTTCCGGGTCTTGGATTTCAATCTCTAACGCGGGGGCATCATCGGGGGGCTGGAGGGCACTGAGGCCTTGGGGTGCTGGGTTCAATGCGGGGCTAATGGGCATTAAAGTTGTCCTGGTGAGGTTAAGCGGCTAATAATACGCCATTTTCTTAGAAGATTTAAAATATTTTATCTCGTCAGGCAGGTCGGAGTCGGTGCGGATAAAGCCGCCGGTCCTAAAATAGGCTAAGGCCATGCTGGTGACGTCAACTAGATCATCATTCCGGGCGTTAGGAAACGAGGCAACTTCTTCAATTAATTCATCGGCGAAGCGTCGATTGGGTGCCCAAACCCGTTTGCTCGCAAACAAATCGGTCACGGCATTTAAACGAGCCGTTTTATCACCGCTCGCACGCGTAGGTGTGAACTCGGAGCAGGGGATGCCGGCACTTCTAAGTTCGTAAATAAGCGGTGCACCACTGGCCTTACGTTCTATAATGACTTTGTCCGCAGAATACTCATCATATTTCTCTTTTACGAGCTGTTTTAATCTTGGAAACTCTGCTTTTTCACGCACCATATCCAACAAAATGATATGCGCTTGCTGGAGGCCCGTATCGTCATCCCGATAAAACACGCCCCACGTAGCGATTGCAGAATAGTCGGCTCTCTGGTGCTTTTCAAACGCCGTATCGAGCGTTTGCAGGATAAAATCAATAGGTGGAGGCAGGTCATCCGGCCAGCGTTGCCAATCTGTGCGCTTTACTATCGCGCTGGTATCTGAAGTGGGTTGCTGAAGATACTGCGCGTTCCATTTAGGCAGGGATATAGCGGTTCTCGTGGCTTCAAGAGCTTGAAGACTCCAAAATTCCGGCCAGAGGGGCTTTCCAGAGGGCAAAATCGCCGGAAAACTAATGTGTTTCCACTGTTCGCCGCCAGTAACGGCTGCCTTGTCTAATAATTGTGCGGTCAGGTCCATTTTTGACCATCTGGTATTGTGGCTGACCACACCGTTCGCTATAAAGTTCTCGGTGCGGTCGACCTGGAGGTCAAAAACCTCCTCTTTTCCGTCAAATACTATCTCCACTATCCGGTCTGTCGTGAAGTCGGATGTATTCTGCGATTGCGAGCGCTGTTTTTTCGGTTTTTGTGTAAGCGACGGCGAGATTACAGTCGTTACAGAGCAAGGCGCGTATCCGTCCGGTGTCGTGGCAGTGGTCAATGCATAGTTTGTCGTTCCAATGTGCTCTCGTATTGTGCGCTGAAGGCGGTTCACCACATACCGCACACTTTCCACCTTGCGCTTCAACCCTCTGTTGGTACTCTTCCATGGTAATGCCATAGCGTGATTTGACTCTGTGGGCACGGCGTTGTTCAGGAGTCTGGTCATATTTTCCGGATGCCCAGTTATCTTCGTTTTGATGTTTTTGGCACTTATTATTACTGATAGGTTGCTTGCTACAACCTTCCACTTCGCAAGTTTTCCCTTTATATTTTCCGTGATACCCAACCTCGTGATACGGGGCATTTGGGTGCTTTTTGTGGTAACTCCTTTTTGCCCGGCAGGCGTTACATAGTCCCGGTATTGTCGTGGAGCGTGAAGGTCTGTTACACCCTTCAGTGAGACAAATGCCATCCCAATCTTTAATTCCTTCAGTGGTATCCATTTTCTAACCCCTTCGATTTGTACGAGAAACGGATGTCTCTCGTTTGCCCGTACAATTATACCAGAGGTCGTCCTTATTTTATAGATAAAATCAATACCATTTGACTGCCAATTTAATACTTTGGATGTGGTGAGTTTTCCAGCGTCATAGGTGGCTACTTGCGCGCCCGGTCGGATGTCGCGCAGCAGTGTTTCGCTCCCGTCTACCCTACGCACGCGGGTATCTCCGGTCATACACATAACCACCACGATATTACCCCCTGGCTGTAAGCGCTGGCGCGGCCCAGACTCATACCACTGATATGTCTTCTCATAAATTTCAGGTGTGGTAATGGCCTGTAAGGCGGTTTGTTCGTCGTGGGGGTCATCGATAATACATAGGTCCGCCCCAATCCCCGTCACACTTCCGCTCACGCCTATCGCAAAATAATTTCCACCTAAATTCGTTGCCCATCGACCTGCCGCTTTGGAGTCCGCCTGCAGGGCGACTGTAGGGAATATCTCCCGATATTCCGGAGAATCAATCATATTACGCACACGGCGGCCAAAGCCAACCGCCAACTCCGCTGTCACCGAGCATTGGATGACTTTGTGGTCGGGGTGTAAACCTAAATACCACGCCGGCAAGAGCACAGAAGCAAACTCGGACTTGGTATGGCGCGGGCCGAGATTGATTATTAATCGGCCATTTTTATGCTGCTCGATATCTTCAAACTCATGCGCTATGCGTACATGGTGGCGTCCGTTTATGAATATGGGCCACATGTGCTTTACAAACGCCAAAAAGGACTTGCGGCACAACTCCTGATGCTTGCGGCGCTTTAGCTCCTGAACCAAGGCTTCGAGGCGCTCGCGGTCGCCCGGCGAGAGGCTACTCAGCGTCGCCACGGAGCTCCTCATCTGTGAGCTCGCCGCGTGCCTCGCGCTCCAAGGACAGCTGGCTTTGGACATCAGACAGCTCGCCTTCCAGGGTCGCCAGGTCGTAGCCTCTAAGCAACCGGTGCAGCTCATCCTCCAACTCAGAAGTAGGCCGCTCGGTGATGGCTATCTCGAGCTTATTGGCAAACAGGCCGACTTCGGCGACTTTGCCCAACAGCTCGATCGACTTGAGCTTGACTGAATCC